CTATCTACAACTTCAACATTTTCTAACTCAGTTAACCCATAAAACAGTAAATCATTTAAATAATCATTAATAAATCCTCCTGATGTTTTAGCACTGTTAATATGGTTTGTTATGTAGAGTATTTTCATTATTTCACATATAATGCATCACCCCATATAACCCCGGCCCAATCCGTTTTGATGCGTTTAAAACCGAAATTATGCAGGTATTCGTCTAATTCATCAACGTGGGGACACCCCTCATATACCTCATCTCTGTTTATCTCTGAGATAATGTAGTCTATGTTTTTAAGAGTTTCAAATGCTCCTTTAAATACCTCTAATTCATATCCTTGAACATCAACGTTCATAAAATTATAAAGTGAGGCATCAATACTAATGTCATCTAATCTAAACATATTTACCTCTTCGGTAAAATCAAAACGAATATGAGGATATTGTTCAAGGTGTTTTTTAGGTTTTAAAATAGATGATGATTGACCCTGATTAGCTGTTTCAACATTCATAGTAACTAATTTATTTTCATTACCTAGAGCACATTGAAACGCTACAGCGTTATTATCTCCACTAATTTTGTTTTGTAGAATATTAAAGTTAGAGGTTAATGGTTCAAAAAATAATAAGGGAACATTTAACTTTTTATAAGTATCATATTCCTGTCCATGATGTCCTCCAACATGGATAATACCTTTAATGTTGGTTAAGTTGTCCTGTTTTAATTCTTCAAAATTAAATATCATATTTTTATCCAGTTTTCAGGGTATAAATCATTTAATGGTTTAGGGTCAGTAAACCAATTTTTAGGTGCAATTACTGTTTTATTTGGGTTAGGATTTAACCAAGCTGCCCACCAACTATAAGAAGAGTTAGAAATAACATTATGTTTACATAAAGACATCAAACATAAATCCTCATATTGGTTATTTCCTTCTACAAATACAAACCCCTCTACAAATATCTCTTTACACCATTCAATATCATCTGAGAATATTAGGTATGTAAAATTACCTTCAGGTAATGATTGTAAAGCACTAGTTAGATACTCAGGAGTTACAGTCCAAAATCCAGGGTGTTTGACATAATCCCCTCTACGAACGTGTATAGCAATAGGGTTTTTATATCCTAACATTTTATTTTTACATTTTTCCAAAATATGGGGTTTAAATGTAAATTCTTTCTTTATTTGTTTTTTATATTTTTCAAAATACTTATATGACTGAAAGTAACCCTCTATAGCAGTATTATCTTTAATTGAGTATATTTCAGGGTCAAATGTGAATTCTTTTTCCTGAAATGTTTCTGTTAAGGTATTTTCTAAAATAGGTGAGGTAATTTCAAAACAATCCAATAGATCTAACTTATACTGTAACCAAGTATTGTTTGTAAAATCATAAGCACCATCGGGCTTGATTGCTAAGTTATTAGGTAAAAAACATTCAAATCCTGTTTCTAATGATACTGCTTTTAAAGTAGCATATTGGAACATTTGATTTCCTAACCTTCCACTATAACCTATACTGTTGTGAGTAATCATAATGTATTGTAATAAGCGTTTTGTTTTTCTTGTCTTTCGATTGTTTTAGGATGAATCAAAGCTAATTCATCTACTGCAGGTAGAACTGTATATTGTTTATGGCCTTGAATTGATTCATGTACTCTATCCTTCCACTGAATGTGTAGAGCATTTCTATAGATTCTTGATTGATAATCAGGCCAGTTTACTCTTCCTAAAGAATCAACATTCCAACCCCATCTCTGTATATGCTCCTCGGTGAGACCACTTACGGTATTAATCCTAGGAACATAATACAGATCAACTTCGGGGTTTGCTTCTAGTATTTCGTGTATTAAATCTATAAATTCACCACACACATATTCATCGGCATCGATTTGGAATATAAAATCACCTGAACATAGTTTGCTTAGCTTGTTTTTCCAATCAGCAAAATGATTATCAAACTCGGCCGAATGCCAGGTAAAACCAGCATCTGCTGTTACTGAATGTGATCTTAAATAATCTTCTACTCCTTTGGTTCCATTTTTAGAATCAAATAGGATTACTATTTCATCTTGAGGTTTTTTAAACTTAACAAGGTGGTAGAGTAAGTTTTGAAGCTCTGCTTCTTCATTACAGACAGTAACAGCGTAACTAATTTTCATAATTTATTCTGGTAATACTTCAATATACGAAAGAGCTTCCATAAAATCACGTTCTTCAAAATGTTTTATAGTACTCATATCCATTCGATATTCATAATATTCACCCTTTTTACCAGGAATAGGGTATTTGGTTTTTTCCTTTTCACTGACAGGGACTGCCTTTACGGCAGCCCACTTCCAGTTGTCTTCAGATGTTCCATCAGCAAATACCATTCCTTGGTTAGGAATGTTTACTACTGAGGGCATCCAAACAATACCTGTTTCTTCTTCCTCACCCATAAGTGCTTTATACAGATCAGGAAGAACAGCTAATTGTTCTTGAAGAAAGTCACTATCTACTTTCATTAAAGTATTAGTTTGAAAACCACATCCATAACAAAAGTATGTTTGAATTTCAGGAGTTATGTCTTGGGTGTAGCAAGCATTAGAACCACACCTGTTACAGATTGTTAAGTTATCCATTTTTAGTTAATTTAGGTAATTCGATTTTCTTTAGTTGAGGTAATTTAATTTGCACTTGAGACGGAAACTCAGGAATGTTTTTATCTAAAAACTCTCCTAATTTTTCTTTCATCTTATCAAATGAAAATTCTGTTTTAGAACGGAATGCTTGACGTTTAGCTCCATCAATGTACTTTTTATAGTTTTCAAATACGTCTTTCAAATAGAAACCAATTTGTCCGTGGTCAGGAGAAAACCACTGAGAACCCTCTATAATGATACCAGGTACAATAGCGCTAGGATGAACATTTTTTAACTCACCATTAATCATAGTAACAAATTCTTCATTAAGGAAATCGGTATGACCTGACCAATTTGTAGTAATGATAGGTTTTTTAACTAATGAGAATTCAAGTAATGGACGTCCAAAACCTTCACCTTTAGTTAAACTGACCATTGCTTTTACTTTAGGATGGCTATATAGTTGACTAATTTCTTGGTCTGAAAATTCACCGTGTAGCAAATAAATGTTAGGGATATTATTGCTATTAACCGATGCTCTAATTTGAGCAATTCGGTTTAACATATCTTCTCTATCCATATATGATGCTCCAGCACCTGATACTTTTAAGATTAATGCTGGTTTTTTCATTTTGTTTTTGAATGTTTCATAGAATGCTTTAACTAATAAACCAACATTCTTTCTATCTTCTCCAACATCACCTTGCATCCAGTGTCCTACAAATAAATAAGCAAAGTCTTCTTTAATTGATTTTAAATCAATATCTTTAATTTGGTGTGATTCTAAAGGATAATACTGTTCAATATCGGCTCCCTCAAATAATACTTCAACAGGTTTTTCAAGTTTGATTTGTCGAACTATTTGATTAGTTCTTTCATCTTTCTGTTCAAAAACGCTCTGTTCAAATACTTTTTTAGCATGTTCAGATGAAACAAAATTAATATCCATCCTGTTAATACCCTCAATCCACTCGGGAGCACAAATAGTGGTTTCAATACCTGCTGTAAAACCGATGTTGTATTTTCCAATAGGTTGAAATTCATTAGGTACAGTTACCTGAGCCCAAATTTCGGGTTGTTTAGGTAATTGAGGCGAATTAAGCATATATTTTTTTAAGAACATCCATTCAACATGATCTTCAATAAAATTCCAAGGTGTATTACCCCATCTCTGGGGTAATACCTTGACATCATATTTATCTAATTCAATAATAGATTTAACTAAATCACGAGAACGTGAACCATACCCTGAGTATGTGTCGATAGGGCAACTTATTATAAATAACGGTTTCATTAGTATATTAATTTATGATTTAAAACTTTTTTATTTCTATTACCAGCTAAAATTAGCTCATATTTTTCTCTTGGCTGCCAAGTACCAAATAATTCATCTACGTACTTGATTACTCTACTACCCATTTTTTCAGATGTGAACCCAGCCTCATCTCCTGTTGCCCATTCACGGCCAGCTAATCCTCGTTGCTGTCGTTCCTCAGAACTTAAATTGTAAACAGCCTCAATTTGATCAGCAGCATCTTCTGGTTCACATCTATCATCATAGATATAAGGAGTTGGTACTGAACCAACTAATGATCTTGAAGTTGGATAGACGGGAAAAGCCCATTCACCACATTCTTTAATTGTACCTCTGTGATTGCTTGGGAAATCAGCATCAAAATTCATCCACTTACCATCCTTCACAAATCTCATCTGATCCTGCATTCCACCGGTAACGTTTGCAATCAAACATTTTCCAACCAATAATGCTTCGGTTAAACTCAAACCCCATCCCTCATTTGAGGTTAATAAAATCTGAGCATCTGCCATATTATACAACCAATTAAGTTGTTGAGGGGCCATAGGCCCTTTAGTAAATACAACATTACAATTTTCATGGCATAATAATTCAATAACAGCATTCAAATCGGTTCCATGTTCCTCAACAGGTTGAGTGTGAAGCAACAATACACATTTCTTTGCTTTTTCTTTAGGTAAACGATCTACAAAGTGTCTAAATGCTAAGATAGTATCTGGGATTTGTTTGCGGCGAATGTTTCGTGAGTTAAAGAAAACACAAAATTCATATTCTTGGTTATTGAATACATCCTTTTTAAAATTAACAAAATCAGCATTAGATTTTTCTAGTTCACTCATTGGGTAAAACATTTCGTGATTCACACCGTGAGGTACATACTCAATCATTTTATTTTTTGCTTTATCACCTAGCACTAATTTGTTGATGTTTACAGTTTGTTTTGAAATACCTAATAAGGCATCACAAGATTCGTAAAACGTCTCATTGTACAATGGTGCGGGGTAGTCATCCCAAATGTTTAGGTAAATAATAGGAATATGTTTACGAATCTCGTTTTCAATCTGGAATAGCCAGGTCCAATAACGAGGATCGGTAATAATAAAGATAGCATCGGGTTTTTCAATTTGAATCAATTGACGAACCAAATCAGGATTACCATATCCATCTGTAGGATATAGAGTAACTGATGCATCTTTGATTCCCATTTGTCTGCCTGTGTCCTCAGATAAGTCAAAGCGTTGCCCACTTTCAGGGTGTTTAACTGCTCCTCCTAGATTTACCCAATTGTAGCGATAACAAGTGTTAATTACAACTTCTCTACCCATATGAGCAATACCCGAGTGTACTCGAATATCATCACACATCAATAGAATTTTCTTTCGTTTGTCTTTTGGGATATAGTATTTATCCACTAATTCTTTATTTGGCATAACTGTTTTTTAATAAATTATTTTCCTACTGTAGTTTGACTGTGCAATTGTTTTCTAAATTCCTCGTCATTAATATACAAATAAACAGCACGGTTCACAAGTTTGTTTAAAGTAAATTTTCTTTTTACGCATTCAATTTTGAAAGATTCAAACAATTCTGTTTTTATCTTTACGGAGGTTAATGATAAATCTTTTTCCATAACATTATATTTGTATATAAATATATAGTTATTCTGATTCCCTTAATTTATTGCACAAAGGAGTTTCATTAAAGGGGCAAAAAGAACAATGTTTACCTGGGTTTTTAGGATATTCTTTTTGTTGTATCTTGCCATTTTTTTCAAAGCAATCTTCAATAAACTTCTGCATTTCACTTAATGCTTTATTCATTTTGCTTTTACCTGAGGCAGGAACAAATTCTTGTACTCGTTTAGGGGGAAATAAAGCGTTTTCATTTATTTTACGCCTTACAATAAAGTATTGAATATGTATTTTTTCAACGTCAATATTAAATTCTTGAGCAAAGAATTGTTTATATAATATAAGTTGGAATTGTTTTATTTCATCTTTTTTAGCATAATCATTCCATCCACCTGTACTTGTTTTAATATCAAAAATATAAAAGCTATCATATTTTTCATCGTACAATACAAAGTCAAGAAATCCCTTATATAGTACTGAAGGGTATTCGGGGTGTGGGGTAACTACAAGAGGTAACTCAATTCCTACTAAGTGCCATCCTCTTTTACTAAAGTATGCTGATCTGTTTTTTTTAATATATTCTAAAATAGCAACACCGTCATTATAAAATTCATCTAATTCACTTGATGTTGTAAAATGTTCGCCGTTGTTAGCTTTTTTCTCATCTGAGTAGTGGAATATTAATCCCTCATAAAGCTTATCATTTAAATCCATCTTATCGGCAACTGTTCCAGCAACATCATACATGGTTTTTAACCAGTCTTGAATAGTTTCATGGAATGCCTTACCAAATACAGTATGGATAGATGGTTTATATGTTTTGTTCTTGTCTTTGTAAGTAAGTGCCCATTTATAAGGACAAGTCTTATACATTGAAAATTGACTATAAGACACAGAGTTATTTTCTGAGTAGTCAATAACCTTAGGAGTGTGTTTTTTTATCTCCTTAAGTATTTTAGGTAATCTTTTAGCCACTACTTTAATTCTTTAACTAACTTTTTGATTTCTTTTTCATTGATTCCCATTTGACTTAAAATACTTTCAACTCCTGTTTTGTCTAATAGAGTTGAGTATTCTTCAGCTTCACCTAAGGAACATGAAAAATAATCGGCAAGTTTAGCTACTAATTCATCATTAGGACCTTTGTGATTACCTTTTACATACTTAAAAAATATTTTCTTTTTGGGCAACATATTTTTATATATCAAATAAATTTTTTCCTTTTCGGTGTATGGGATTTTTTGCACTATATTGACTAAATCAACATACGGTTCATACATAGAAACAAATCTATGAATCATGTAAGGATTGAAGGACTCTTTATCATTTTCTTCAAAAGAGTCCCAATCCTGCTTTTCTACAGTAAGATTATCTAACCAATTAAATAAGGTAATTGGCATATTCTTCACGTAAATCTTTAGGCACCATTCCCTCTAACATTTTTCCTGTTTCAGGATCAAAAAATACAGGAATAGGAACAATAGCATCTTCAGGAGTCCCAGCAATAAATTTACTTACTTTACGCAAAATTACTCCCTCTTGCCATACTGGGGATCCATTTTCAGTGTGTAGACCTGTAGTGGCTTTTAGGTCAAAGTTCATTTTTAATTCAGGTTGTTTCATTTTTTATTCGTTTATAGGTTCAAATTCAATATCTTCTACTTTTCTGCAGAAGTAAAAATCATTATTATCTCTTAATACGGTATCACATAACCATATTTCTTTTAGTCCTTCGATTATTTCTTTATCTTCTTTTTTAAACGTTAATTTACGAAAAGGAAGATATAAAATCCCGTCTTTATTAAACATCTTTGGTAACATTTTTTCTATATTCTTTCCATTCTAAATAAAAACCAGTAGCAACTAATAAATTCATTCCTATAGATGACCATAATTCTACTAAATCATGATATACATTCATAGTTAAGTGAACATGACCAACCATCCAAAAGGGAATAGATAAATTACCTGCTATCCAAGTTATTAAATACTTTAAAAAGTGTTTCATATTACTTGTTTCTTGGAAATCACAGATAATATTTGAGATAAACAAGACATTATATTAATCTCTTTATCTACTCTAAATCCTGATTGGTATTGCATTTCGGATAGAATTAGGATTATTTCACCCTCTCTACCGTTAGCATACTCATTTATTTCCTCAAACAAAAATCTAAACAAATCATCATAATCATTTACTCCTGAATTAGCTATAATTTGTCTAATTTGGGTAAATGAAGTAGTTGTTGGTTTTTTTAGTATATTTAACACTTGTCCTTGATATGTACCTGATACTAATAATGTAGAATCAAGTTTTAATGTATTGTCAATGGTTGATGATTGACACACATTAAGTGTTTTACGCAAATCAGGATAGTATTTGTTAATAATAACAGCTAAGTCTTTAATATCATAATTAATACCCTCACTATCTAAAACTGAGGCAACGTGGCGAGCAGAATCTGATTTGCTAGGTGGTACAATTTTTAAAACATGACAACGCGATTGAAGGGGATCAATAATCCGTTCAATATAATTACAAGTTAAA